GTCGACCGTATCCCCGCCTGCCCGGTCAAAAACCCAGGCATCCAACCCGTACACGGCCAGCACTGCCGGGTGAATCAATCCCTTGGCAACCGAAGATTGCAAAGCGTCCGGATTACTCGGAACTGTCACATGCGAAGTCTCTAGGAGCTTTTGACCGTTGAATTCCCAATTGGGGAACCAACCGTCACTATCTTTAAGTTCCTTGGCCTTGTCCATGTCTGGAATGAAGCCGACGCTGTAGGCCGCCACACCCTTGCTCGCCAACTTGTAGCCCCAGTCGGCCTCTTGGTTACCTTCCCCGACGTAGTACCTCGCCACGCCCTGAAGCTGTTTATTCTTCACCGACACGTCTTCCCACGCACCGATCTGGGACATGAGCGACCCGTAGTTGTGGGAAGATAGAAGGATCGGGTGTTGCATGAACTCGTCCAAGTCCCATCCGGCCTGGCGGATGACATCGCCGTCGCGGTCCCGCTTTTCCGTTGACATGATGGCATGGATGCGAGAAGCGTCAATCGCCTTTGTTTCAGCCTTGAATAGCTTGGTGATTCGTTGATCCATGTACGCACCCCAAAAGAAAAAGCCCGACTACGATGGCGCTGCATCGTGCGTCGGGCCAGTTATCCAGGCAACAGCGCTGCGTCTAGCGTCGGGCTGTCGCCAATATGTCCAATCTGCGAAAGTTTATACCACTACCGCTGGTAGCCTGTCAACCCCCTGCTACTACATGGGCATTCTGATCGTCTCGGAATGGTTGCCAATATTGAGTCGTTCTAACGCCCGTTTCCGACCAGTTGCCCGAACCAGGATCGGAGTTGTGGAAATCCCGGACTTCGCCGCAAAGTTGGCAGACCCCGGTACTTAGCGGCCCGTTGGCGTCTTCAATCTTCCAGTGGTGGATGCACTCTTGTAAGGTCACTGGTGCCTCACTTCCCCAAAATCACAGATTGTATACTTTGTCAATAGCCTTTGCGGGCATCCTGAGCCGTTTTAAGCGTGGTCTTTTATAACAGTCGAGCAACTGGTAACCACCCGGCTGGAATCCACTAAAACACTTGTTCTATGTTATTGCACCACATTGTTGCACCGTCGGCACCAGAAGCCAGGACCGTCGCGGTTGACCAGAAGGTTATTCTTACCGCAATTAGAGCATACCGCCGGATCGCGCTGTGAGCCGTTTTCCGGGGCATCCGTCAGCCGAGCGGTGGTAACCGCCCTGGACCCCGCTATACCCCCCGCTACGTCGTCCTCAAGCCCTTCAGTGGGGTCTATACCGCTGGGTTGCTCCCCTCGGTAAAGGACAGTGCATCGACAGCGGGGGTGACCAGGAATGGTCTCATGCCCTGACTGGAATATGTCGTTGATGGCGATCCACCCTTGGGCTGCGTTGCGTCGACATATATCTGTTTCAACGTCAGCGTCCCCTTGGGTAAACCACGCCTTCTCAGTCTGGCCCTGAACAATAGCCGCTTGTTTCGAGCCTTGGCCCAGCGCCGTAGCCGTTTCCGTTCGTGCGACCATAGCGGCACGCGACCGGCTGAATGCAAAGTCCTCGCGCAAAGATTTCTGAAGCGTCTGTAAGCTGTCGCCTCGCTCGATTGTGCCCGCCACAAGGCTTCGGACCCTGGCCCGGGTGAGGTTGACCAGGTTGATTGATCCGTCAAGTCGTAAGAGTTCAGCCCCCCGGTGTTCTGCATAGATGGTTGCAAGGCGCTGGACTTCGAATAAATCCATCTGCGGGTAGGCTTGCAGCAAAGACGCTTCAAAGACTTCAGTAAGTTCCTCAACTGCTTCCTCCCCATATTTCGACCACCAATCCCAATCGTAGGCGTCTACGTCAGAGACTTCAATCTTCGTCCAAGATGACGTGGAACGGCTGGCTTCAAATAGTGAGAACTGTTCCAAATGAGCAATGATGCCTGCCGCCTCTGCCGCCAGCCGTTTCGCCCAGCCCGTGTCCATCCGGTCTTCGGTATCGTCAAGGTGAGTCTTATAGATAGCTGGGTAATCCAAGACTGTGCCCTTACGGGCAAGCGTAGATTCAGCGGATTGTAGTGCCTTGGCTAAGTGGGTAACCGTCCCGTGTAGGCCCAACATGAACGGGTTTGCAGCAGGGGCCTGAAAGTCCTCCCCGCCAGGAACTTCGCCCTCTCCCAATCGCTCCCGAGCTTCGTTCAACGTCAATAGCCCGCCGCTATACCCTTGGGTCGCTTCACTCAGCGCGAACTCCCGATTGCGCGGTGTCGGGTCTGCATAGTCGAACTCCAAGTCTTCCCCGAAGAACGGGTGTAGCAGCTTGTTATTCAGGGCCTTCTTGATGCGCTCTAGCCGAGGGGCCACAATCCACTTCGAGAAAACGTACTCAGCGACCTCCGCGTTGGCCCGGTTGACGGACTCGGAAATCCCGATCATCGCCCTTGGCATACCAAAAGCGTCCAGGATGATCTCCCGGCTCAGCATCCGCAAGTCCTTGAACTGCATGTTGCGTTGGCTAAATCCTACGTCCTTCCAAGTACCGCGCTCCAATAGAGCAACCCGGTGCGCGTTTGACACCCCTCGGTGCTGGGCCTCCCACCGGTCTTTGAGAATGTTGAATTCAGCGTCACTCAGCCCTTTTTCGAACTCAATTATCCCGCCCGGCTCCGCGCTGTTCTGAAAGAAGTTCCGGTTCCACTGCGCCGCCGCTTGCTCAGCGCCCAAGTCAACCAGTAAGGCTTGGATAACCCCGATACCTCGGTACGGGTCCAACGGTGAGGGCCTCTTGGTTAGGATCACTTCCTCTGGGGCCAACATGATACGCTCGGCCCCCATGTTGTAGACGTAACCCTGGATGAAGTTCTCACGGTCAGGGATCGGACGCATCCGGTCAGGGCGAACCAACTGCAACTCCCGAGGGACGCCCGACCCGTCAAAGTTGATAACCCACCACATTTCACCAACTAACTCGAAGTGCTGCTGGGACGCTTCAACGTGCTCTTGGCGAGTGACGAAGGGATTGACCGCTTCCCACATTGCCAAGGCTGGATGGTTGAATATCTCGATACGTTCGCCCCGTTGTTGCTTGCGGAATAACTGCCAGTCAGCCGCCGCAACACCTTCAGCGATTCGTGAAATCGTGGAGAATAACCAGCCCACGGTCGCAAAGGTGGTGAGCATCTGAAGTTGGTTGCCCACCCCAGCCTGACCGCCCTGAGTACCGTAGTTCCAGAAGCTCCCGCTCATCGTTGCTAGCGGGACACGGTCCACTTGAGGGGCCTTGGCTAAGAGGTTCTGGATCGCATGTTTCAGCACGTCAATTCCTCCCCTGGGCTACCAACCAACCCGGAGCCGCGTGATGTCCCTTAGTCGCTCCAACCACGTCTTCCTCGGGTAAGGCTTCCCCATCCACCACGCCATCCCTATCCGTAGATGCCGGAGGTTTAGAGCTTCAGGCGCGAGGTAGATGTAGAGCATTAGTCACCGACGGGAAACGCAACGTGTCGGGCCTCAAGTAGTTCCACCCATTCCCGGAGGGGTAGTTCGCCCAGCATAGGGCCAATGGGCGGGACGCGCTCAGGTATCCCAGTCGACCACTCCCCGTAGCGATACTTAGTGATGTGGATAACCTGGTAGGGCGGTTGACTAGCCATCCGAATTAAGCCCGTCCGTCGATGCGGCGACCACGGCGCGGTCAGCGAAGTCCTCGCGCTGTCGGAGGATGCCGATAAGCACCTCACCGTGTTGTTGGGTATTAGCGTCTTCATCTCGTGCGGCCAACTTGCACGCATACTGCCAGACTGCCTCAAGTGCTTCTTGTCGGGTCATATGGACGACCTCCGGTTCAAGATACGGCGATAGTGGATGCGTATCGGTGTCCGCAGTTGCACACGATGCCACCACCGCACTGGCTTTGGTCTATGCGAAGAACAGAACCCCCGATTTCCGTTCGTAGGTTTATTCAGACAGCCAGACCACAACCCAGGTCGACCGAATTTCGTTTCATCGACCGCCGCCCGACAATAACCGTCATCGGACTCTGCCCGCTTCACACGTTTCTCTACCCACCCCGAGGTGAGGGCGCCACGCAATTTCTTCCAATGGGTTTCCCTCATACGGTGATCAGCCGAAATATCAGCCCACAGTACCACGGAATGCTTCACGATTCACTCCACCCCCAGACAATGATCATGCCCGCACTACCGGCCACAATCAATGCAGCAGGCCACCAAACGAAGACAACCCCCGTGACGATAGCCAGCATCGCCCCTAGTTCCGTTGCAGCTAAGACGTGGCGTTTAGCGAGTCTCATTCTTTCAGCAACTCCAAACATCGCATGACTTCGTCTTGCGCCCGGACCAAGGGCATCGGCACATTCTCTCTATCGGTTCCGTAGACCAGGTAATGCACCCATGCAACCTTTTCATCATCTGTCACTCTGTCACGTAACTGGTCGACCAGGCGGTCCCGAATTAAGCACGCATCCAAGAACGCTTGCGTCATCCGAAAAACCTAATGTTCGGCCTAGCCCCAACACCCGCATAGGTCATCGCCAGGGCGTCGGCTTCGTCCGGGGACTTCCTGAGTCGTTTCTTCATGTCCTTCTTGGATTCCAACTTGATCGTCCGGTCACTCTGTGTTTCGTATTTCCGCGTCGTTACCTGGGATAGTAGTTCCTTATCGTTGTCAATGTCAATCTCGTCGTCCATAAACGCTTCTCGCATCGCCCACCACGCCTCGGCAACTGCGTTGAAGAACCGCTCTGAATCATCGGCCTTGGCCCCGGCTATAAAAGCCACCACGGAACACCTAAGCGCAAGCTCACGTAAGCGATCAGTAACACCCCCGCCGAGGCCAGTATCATCCACAACAACGGTGTCCACTTCCTCATCAGCCAGCACCAACTCGTTGATCTTCCCGACGATCTCCATGGTCGACTTGCCCCGAGCGGTCCAAATCTTTCGAGCTATCGGACCTTGCCTCCGGTAGATCACCGTTGCATCTTCACCAAAGCGGGCCACGTCGACACCGAGGATCGCCCCTTCTTTCTTCGCTTTAACAAACCCATCGCAGTCGCAACCGTCGTCAGTCCCTTCGTCGCCAGTACACCCCTGACCGTCGTGATCGTCTTTGTCGTGACCGCACTCACAATCTCCCTCCAAGGTTGTCCGCTCTATCGCTGCCAGCACCTTAGACAGCGGGACCATTGCGTCGGCCATGTCTTCGGGGAATTCCGCATCAACTGAGGCCCGATACATAGGGGATTCGACGCCGTATACAAGTGCCCGATCCGCTACATCTTCGGGGGTTACCATGCCCGGAATCACTACACGGTCCTGCTGAATGTTCGGGGTGTCCTTCGCTGCGATCTGGATGGTGTTGTAAGCGTGAGCCTTAGCGTGGAAGGCGTCGTAAAACTCGCCGCCTGTGGACAAAGGGTTGCCGGTCAGCAGTAGCCGCTCAGGGTTGAGCCTGATAAGAGCGTCTATTTCAACCTGGCTGACCGCGTGAGCTTCAGTGACGATCACCAGCATGTGCGGGCTATGGTAACCGTGGATGCCGCTCCCGGTGTCGTCCTTGGGGTCAGCAGAGAAGCCCAAGGCATACCGGTGTTCGTTCACTGCGTATTGGGCTGCACTAGGATACATATAGCCTGGCAGGGGGGAACGTGCCCCAGCATGGCCTCGTCGCGCTTCCCGCCAGATAATGTCTTTGACCTGACGCATCGTAGGACCGTAGACGATTGTGACCGCCTCGTCGTGGATGAATTCCCACCAGAGCATGGT